GCGAGCCCTCGTAGTGCTTCACCTTGCGAATCCACTTCACACGGTCCTTCATGTACTGGATGGGGTCTGACTTGCTGCCCTCGGTGGAGTGGTCAGCGTTGGTCCACCACTGTGCAGTACCGGTCAGCGTATCGAAGTGATCCTGTGCGATACCGAAGTCGATGGTGATGCCCTGCAGGCCGCGCGGGTTGTTCACAGAGGTCAGTGCGAACTGGCCAGTCGATACAACCTGGTTACGGATGTGCGTCAGGGCGTTGTTGAACATCTGGATGAGACCGTCCGTTCCCTCGTCGTTCAGACCCATGAAGATGTCCTCCATCTCAGGTGTGATGGCGGCGTTGCCGTAACGCTGGATGAGTTGCAACTGCTCGTTGATGATGGTGCGGTTGTAGCGGTAGTAGCGCTTTGCCGTCGGGATGTTTCCCGTCTTGCCGCTCAACTCGCGGAGGGCTGCCTCGTAGCCGGGAGACTCAGGGTCTACCCATGCAGGAAGTGCCGTTGCGCCTGTGCTCGCAATGAGTTGCGCAAAGGTGTAGTTCAGGGTGGTGGGAGCGAACTCAAAGCCGTCGACGACGAACTGGTCGTACTTCTCCTCATAACGGTCCACCCAGCCCTGCCAGTCAAGACCGCCAAGGCCGTTGTCGAACACCGAATAGAGTCCTTTTGGATTGATATTCATAATGCTATCCTTTCCTTACTTTGTTAAACACTTGCCCGTGGGTTATGACACGAACTTAATCTCACTCAGTGCGGGAATGTCCTTCACGGCTGCAAGAACGTCAGCGTCCTTGACCATGTAGGAGTAGTATTCACCTGCGTAGATGACAGTGGCCGTGCCGACGGTCTCGCCAGCCTCGATGTCAATGTCATAGAGAGTAGCACCGTTGATGCCCAGCGTTGCCACGCCACCCTGTCCGGCGGCAGCAGTCTTGATCTGAGCATCGGTGTAGCACACGACCTTCTTGCCGCCGTTGTTGGCAGCATCGTCGTACCATTTGCAGAAGGTTCCGGCGGGAATCTTACCCACGCCGCCTGTCAGCCAGTCGCTGAGGTTCTCGACCACGCCACCTGCGGGGAACTGGTCCTTCACCTCGCGCCACACCTTGCGTGCATGGCCGGCATTTACCGACTGACTTCCGAATGTATTACCCATTCTTCCCATAGTAAAATGCTTTTGTTAGTGAAAAAAATGTTTCCTTACTCGCTTTATTCAGGCTAATCCTTCTTCGCCCAGCCTTCCTTGCTGGCCTTCCGCTTGAAGAAGCGGTCAGCAGAGGATTCGCCCTTGCCGCCTCCCTTTCCGCCGTAGCGCGGTGTCTGAGTGTCCTTCTTGTCGAGACCCGCTTCTTTCAGGTTCCGATAGTAGGCCCTCTCCATCTTCGCAATCAGGGCATCGGTGTCAACCTTGCCGCCCTCCTCCGTCTCTGGAATCTCCAAATCACGGAGCGTCTGCTTGTAGATGTACTCGTTCACCTCAATATTGGCTTCCTTGAACTTGGCTCGCAGGCCCTTTCTGACATCTGCCTCGGCTGCGTCCTTCGCTGCCTTGGCGGCACTGTCCTTGCGGGAGTTCTCAATGGCATCAATACGGTCTGCCAACGCCTTTGCCCATGCGGGCGTCTCGTCATCGCCGTCCTTCTTCTCCCCGTCCTTCGGGGTTGTCTTGTCAGGTGCCTTTCCACCGGCCTTCTTCTTGTAGTCAGCCACCTCCCTGCTCACGTTTGAGTGGATATTGCCGTCCATGCGGAGCAGCCTTCTGGCGATCCTTGAGTACACCTTCTTGTTGGCTTCCTCGTCATCGCCGATGTTCTCCAACTCGTCGTCGAGTTCGGCATTGATTGTCTCCTCGCTGATTGACGGCGACAGTTTCTTCCCGCCAGCCTCAATCTCACTTTGCACATTCTGCAAGAGTTCTTCTCTTTCCATGTTGCTAAAAATTAGTTAATAACGTTATCCTGAAAGCAGTCCTTCTGCCTTTGTTGCGGTAGTGGGCTCCGCCCCCCACTTCTTGCTTATGGAACAAGCGTGCGACTGACACACTGCTACCGCGATGTTTGCCCGACGCTTCGGGCCCAATGAATCTTAAACACTTATTTCACGAATAATCCTTAAAAACAACCACTGCATCACGCAGTAAATGCACCATTTTTGAATAAATATACATAATTTTCTGCAAAAATATGTATTTTTTTTGCATAAACCAAATATTTTTGCGTATTTTTGCAAAGAAATTGTATTTTTATACAAAAATGGATATGTTTTCAGGGCTATACCTGCCAAACGGTGAGCCTGTCTACACACAGGAGTACGTCCAGTCGCTGCGTGACACCAACGCTGCCAATGCCATCTATGCACAGGCAGGATCGCAGGAGAATGGATTAGCCAGTCCAGCACAGTTGCTGATATTCGGTGGAAAGCGGGGCGGACCGCTGCCCGTTGACACACGGGTAGTCACTCCGTTCGGGTACAGACGTATCGGCGACATGAAGGCGGGTGACATCATCAGCTCTACTGATGGTGGTCAGCAGCGTGTTGTCTATCGTCAGGATCACGGAAGACTGCCTTGCTACAAACTGAAGTTCATCGACGGCTCAGAGATAGTCGCTTCATACGACCACCTGTGGAATGTCAGAAAGACTTGTTATATCTCCAAAAAAAGGCATCTCAGAAATCAGAATCTTGAAGATGATTACAGAGTATGGACTACGCAGATGATCGTTGACCATCTCGAAAAGGTAAAACAGGGGAAAATCAAAAACTCAAGGATTGTCATTCCTTTATGCGAGCCTGTCCAGTTTACAATCGGAAAGAAAGTTCGTGGCATTGACCCGTATCTGCTTGGTGTTGTCATTGGCGACGGATGCATAACAGACCAATTCGTCAAAAGCAATAACGTCATGTTCACGACTGCCGACATGGAAATAGTGGAGGCATTCCGTAATGCAGGATATAAAGATGTTCACCAGAGAACTCAGTCAAAGCCGATAGACTACATTTTCAAAAGCGATGAGTTTGTATCGACACTCAAGAAACTGAAACTTGCAGGCCACAAGGCATACACAAAGTTCGTACCGAAAACATACCTGTTCGGATCAACGGAAGAACGCTGGTCTGTCCTGCAAGGACTTATGGACACCGACGGAACTATTGACAGCAGGGGGCATTGCTCGTTTGCAACGGTCAGCGAGCAGCTCGCAAAAGATGTCAAGTTCCTCGTGAACAGCCTTGGCGGACTTGCTACTATAACAAAAGGGGAATCGTTCTATACTATCGGAGGAGAACGTCACAAGGCTTCCGACGTATATAGTATATATATAAGAATAAAGGAATCTGACCGCCTCTTCCGCCTTTCAAGAAAGAAGGCCAAATGCAAGCCTTATAACGGAGGCATAAGTGAAGTGGCTCGTCATATCGTCGATTATGAGTTCGTAGGAGAGCGGGAGGTTTGTTGTATAGCGGTAGACAACAAGAACTCACTCTTCATGGCAGAGGATTTCGTTGTCACACACAACTCCAAGTCCTATACGCTATTGATGGAGACACTTGAGGACCTGCAGAACAGGAATTTCAGGTGCCTCATACTGCGTAACGAGAAGCCGGACCTTGCAGACCTTGTGGAGGTGTCCTACGAACTCTATTCGCAGTACGGGGAATACAACAAGTCGCTCATCGACATGACATGGAACTTCACGAGCGGCGCAAAACTGAAATTCTCGTATTACGAGGGCGACTACGAGTCGTTCAAGAAGCGGTTCCAGGGAAAGCAGTACGCATACATCGGCCTTGACGAGATAACGCACTGCCCGTACAAGAAGTTCAAGTACCTGCTGACGGACAACCGTAACGCATACGGCATACGGACGCGCTTCATTGGCACGTGCAACCCCGACCCGGACTCATGGGTGGCGAAGTTCCTCGACGACGGCGGATGGCTTGACGAGGAAGGCTATCCCATTCCGGAAAAAGACGGACTGATACGCTACTGCTACATGCCTGGCAACGATGTCAACGAGATCGTCTGGGGCGACAGTCGTGAGGAGGTGTACGAGATGTGCAAGGACGACATTCTGAAACACTGGAAACCCGCCTTCGAGGAGTTCGGTACACCTGCCGAGTTGTCGATAAAATCAGTGGCTTTCGTCGAGGGAAAATTGGAGGACAACAAGAAACTCATGAAATCCAACCCGGAGTACCTTGCGAACCTGATGAACCAGGACGAGGAGCAGCAGAGCCGCGATCTCGACGGCAACTGGAAGTTCCGCTCGGCAGGCGACGACCTCATCAAGATGGACGACATGCTGAACTTCTACGATAACGCCTACCAGAATGAAAACGACGACACACTGTACGCCACTGCGGATATAGCACTGCAGGGAGGCGACAACTGCGTGATGTGGCTCTGGCAGGGCAAGCATATCGTGGACGTGTATGTCTGCCGCTATGACTCCAAGACACTGGAGAACGT